ATGTACGCTCCTTATTTGCGTTTGATGCCACGGGGGTCTTCTACAACACCTTCGACTGAGTCGTCGTTAATGATGCGGAATTCTCGTCCGTGGATGAGTAAACGTGAACCTGCGTTGGGTCTAGTCAACACAAAATCACCTTTTTGACACCAAGGCCCAGTTGGGAACTTTGCCTTGTCCATGTAGCAGTCTGGGCCAAGATCGACAACAAACAAAACTGTAGTGAGCAGTTCGTCGTATCGCACGGTCTCGTCTGCTTTAATAATCCCCATACCACCTTCATACTCTTTCTCTTGCTCTGGGATCGCGCACAAGATTTTGTAGCCCGCAGGCTTTGGTAACTGAGCTGCCTTCTCTTCCGGTTTCTTGTGCATGACCGCCGAGAGATCGACTGCCAGTCCAAGATCTAGGGTTTCACTCATCCGAGTTCTCCATGTTTTTTGTCAGGTCTGTAATGAATCTACGAGCGGTGAGCAGACCTGTAATTTCCCCACACATCCCGCAGTACTCGTCATATGACTTAGCAGCTCGCGCTCCTAAGTTATCTTCAAGTTGTTTGACTTTGGCGTCAATTTGTTTGATCGTATGATCCAATGCTTGTTTTACTTCGTAAGACATCATTCACCTTTCTTGGTTGAAGTCTTTTGCGTTTGATTACTTAACTGTTCTCTATGTTTACTCATCTCAATGCCCATACGGAACCCTTGTTCTTCTTGCTGGGTCTGTCGTTGGTTCTCATTGTTCTGATGCTGTAGTGCAAGCTTCGCGCCTTCAGTCTCCTGCTGCGCCTCAATACGCTTGAGTTCAACCTGGATCTGAGCCATCTTCGCTTGCATATCAGCCATGTCTTTCTGAGACTTGCGTTGCAGGTCTTGCTGCTTGATCTGCAATTCTTGCTGCTGCATCTGGATAAGCGGGTCTTGCTGCATCTGTTGATTCTTCTGCTGTTGAGCTTCTTGCTGGTTCTGCTGGAGAAGTTGCGCAGATGCAAGCGCCGCCATTTTAGAAACTTGAACCTCCATCTCAGGAGACATTTCTTCCTCGTCCTTATCCTCGTTATAAGAAGGTAAGGTCTGACCCATAGTCATCTCAACTTGCTTGCGATACTCCATACCTAAATGCTCAAACACGTGAGCCATCATTGCAGCTTGTAATTGCTGAGCCATCTGCGGGTTCTGACCCACAATACTTTGTATTTTTGGATCCTGCATCGCCATCATGTGGACAGCAATATGAGCCTGATGGTCTTGATACAAAAATGCTTTGACCGGCTTGTTAGAGAGGACGTTCATGTTCTCTGTGATTGGGTCACGAGGCTTCATATCTTCCGCTACTGGTACAAGTTTTTGATAATTCTTAATACCAATCACATCCAGCATCTGTCTATGAAGCTGGGGTAAGTCATACAGTTGTGGCGCGGTTTGCGCCAACTGCAATGCCGCTTGATACTGGATAACCTTTTGGGCCATCGTTGCTGCGTTAGGGTCACTAACTGGTATCACTTCTACATAGTCATAGTCACTCTGTTTAGCATGACGATCCCCCTCTTCTGGCTCGTAGCTGTAGTCGGGTGGAGTGTAGTCACGGATGATATCTTTGAGTAGCTTGAACTCTTGCTTCATTGAGTAATGAATACGAGACTGGATCGCACTCATGGTCTTCAACTGTCGCTCAAGAATCGCAAGCGTTGTACCCACTGGAGACTGGGCCGACATGTCAGAGATCTGCAAATCAACTGTGCCTGCAAACTTGCGGCCTTCATCAATGATTGTCTGGAGCAACGCCGCCAGAACCTGACTTGGTTCTTTGTATGGCAGGGGCATGATGTTGTCTCGCAGGGAGCCGCTCGGGACGTCCATGTCACGAAACTCTCCGGGACTTATTGGTGTGTCGTCACCTTTAGATCTAAGCCCGCGAGTTTTAAAGCCGCCCGGTAGATTCGATAAAGTGCCAGCATCAACAAGCTGACGGAGAATAGAAGTACCAGACTTGGCAAAAGCGCCAATAAGATGAATAAGACCGAAACAATAGAATCCAAAGCCCGGAATATAGCCGTAATGCACGAAGTGAGTACGCTTGTGACACTGCTCATCTTCTGGTCTCCAGTTTCTACGGATCGCTAAAATTTCACCTGAACTCTTCTCAATAGTGACGATGTAAGGTAGGGCAATGCCTGTCTTTTCTCCCTCATCATCCTCGTGCTCATAGCCGGGCAAGTCCATCTCGACCTGCATCTCTAAGAGCTTGAAGCGGTCATCCTCAGATGCTCTGAAACCCAGCTTCTCAGCAATCTTCTTCTCTACCTCGTCCATCACATTGACAGGATCTCCTAAGTCAATATCTCGGTAGAAACCTTCATGCTGCAAACGCTTAAGCTCGTTAGAAGTTTTGCGCATAACATGTGTCACACGCTCTGCTGAGTCCAAACTTGAAGCGCCGTATGGCACTACCACGTCCTCTGCTGGCACGTACATAGACACCTGACGATCCAAGCTGGGATCAAAATACACTTTTTTGAACGCGTTGCCCGACAGACCCAAGCCCCACAACATACGCTCGTGCTCAGGACGGAACTCTTTCATCACGTCGGTCAGCTGATAGTTCATATCTGCCTGTACACGCTCAGCCGCTTTTTTCTTCTCAGGCGTCTCTTTGCCAATGATCTGAGTCTTGACAGGCCCTGCTGCTGGGAACGTAGACATCATGGTCTCAGCTTGAAACTTAACCACGGACTCACTTAATATTGGATGGAACACTCCACAAGCGCCGGGCCAAGGCTCCATACGCTCTTCGATCTTCATGCCCAACAACTCAAGACCGTCTACATAGGTCTGGATGTAATCTTTACGACTAGAGACATCTGTCTCATACTCACCGACGAGATCTCCTGACAAGCGAATTAACTCGCTCTCATCCATGTCTTCAGCCAAGTTCTTATTGAACTCGTCTTCTTCCTCAGACTTCTCCATATCAATCTCAAAGCCCGGCCCCTTAATATTTACCGCCTCTGGGTCTTCGATCGTGATCTCAATTGGCTCGTCTTCCTCACCAAGTTGCTCTAAGCCTTGGGGTGCGTCTGTGTAGACAGCTTTGTCCATGTTAGTTGCCATGATTAATCCTTATTGCTTTCTACAAGATATGCGAGCTTCTCGCCTTGTAAGTTAGACTGAACAATTCGTACAATATGGTATTGGGTAGGGTCTTCTAAAGATGCCCAAAATATCTGTGCATCAACAAGCGTTGAGAATCCAACTCTTACTTCTGTTTCTGCCATCATTTATCCTTAAATACGTTGCAAATGTCTGTGTAAGTTAAGTCTCGGTCTTTCCCAAGAAACTCAACGGTTAACAAATACCGAATCTCAGCAAAATTAAATACTGTGTGCTGTCGCCTTGTGTTAAAAACAAAATACTTGCTAGGTTTATACACAAGCTCAATAACAGGAAACGAAACGTCCTCTGTGTTTTCTGCAAATAGGCACTTGCTGCCATTATCTTCCAATAGCATGTTGATGCCAACTTGCCTGTCCGTATCCGAATGCCACTTGTAACAGGTATTAGCTGGTAGTTTTAAGATGCCAACATGGAAATCAAATTTATTGTCTGCCAGCCACATGAACAGGGGCTCTTTAGTTGCAATCTCCACAGGCAACTGCGCTGCATCGAAGTTGTAGTAGAGATGCCAAATCTCGTTGCTTTTGCTAAATGCTAACGCCTCGTCTGCAATAGACGACGGGACTGGAAGTTCATAAAAAAATTGCTCCATCAATAGTACGCCGCTTTTTTGCGAAACATCTTCTTGACAAAAGTGTCTTCTGGCTCGTCCGTCTCCAGACGGATAAACCCACCCTGCCGAAATCTCAGTAGAGCCAGCGTTGTGGAGTCTACCAAGTCATCGTTCGCTCCGCTAGGGAAGTCGTTGCACTCTTCTATGACATCCTTAGCCCACCTTCTATCCGGCGCAAAGACCACGCCTCCTTGGAACAGACTGGAGACCGCATTCACCCGAGCAATCTTGTCCTGCCCTTTTCCCGGGGTGAACTCTCCCACT